GCATACACATTAACTGTATTCAAATATACATTAGCTACAACGACTACAACGAAAGTTTATTCAGTCAATCTATCAGCCGGTGATACCATCACTGACTCATTCCCATATTTTTTAAACGAAGGCGATTATATCACAGTTACCTCTAGTATTTCAGGAACAACATTTATAGCTGAGGGTGAAGACATGCCTAATATAAATGTTGTGAGATGCAGGTAGTTGACGCGAATGGTAATATGTTCGGATATGATCATCTAGAGATCATAGGAGCAGACGGTAAGCCCAAAACCACAGGTGGTGGAGGATCAGGCACGGTAACTAGTGTTGGGTTATCTATGCCGTCAGCATTTAGTGTGGCAAATAGTCCTGTTACAACAAGTGGAACAATTGCTGTTACGGGAGCAGGTGTTGCAAGTCAATACATAAGGGGAGATGGTAGTTTAGCTAATTTCCCTACATCAACAGGAGGAGGAGCTTCTGTTTCTTACTACTTAAATGGTAGTATATCTCAAGGAACAATAGGTGGAGTTGCATATAAAGAAATGAATAGTGTTCCTGTGATTGGAGCAGGTACAGATTTTACTATTAATGCAGATGGATATATCGCTCAATTTATTACAGATATAGGCAATCCAAATAAATTATTAATACCTGCTGGAAACTGGAACTTTGAAACATATTTTAGTGCTTCATCATCAGGAGGAAGTCCACGGTTTTATATTGAACTATATAAATACAATGGAACTACTTTTACATTAATAGCATCAAATTCAGCAGCTCCTGAAAATATTACAGGTGGAACAAGTATAGATTTATATTTTAGTGCATTAGCAGTTCCTGCTACTACATTACTTGCTACAGATAGATTAGCAGTTAGATTTTATGTCATTCATAGTGGTAGGACAATAACTATGCATACCGAGAATAGTCATCTATCTCAAATCATAACAACATTTTCAACAGGATTAACTGCATTGAATGGATTAACTTCTCAAGTGCAATATCTTGCAGTAGGAACATCAGGAACAAATTTTAATATATCTTCTGCTACTGATACTCATACATTTAATATACCAACCGCATCTGCTGTAAATAGAGGAGCATTAAGCTCAACTGATTGGAATACCTTTAACGGTAAACAAGATACACTTGTTTCCGGTACCAATATTAAGACCATCAACGGATCATCGGTATTGGGTAGCGGTAATTTGACAATAAGTGGCGGTGTTACAAGCGTAACGGGTACGGCTCCAATCTCATCAAGTGGAGGAGCTACACCGGCAATAAGTATTGCAAATGCAAGCACTTCAACAACGGGAGCGTTAACATCAACTGATTGGAATACATTCAATGGAAAACAAGCGACATTAGTAAGCGGAACAAGTATCAAAACAATCAATGGATCTTCAGTTTTAGGGAGTGGAGATTTAGTAGTTGGAGGCGGTGGTGCATCTGGAATACATACTATGTTATTAGGCGGAGGTTCTTTATTTGGCGGTCTAGAAACAACAAATTCAGTTTCTGTATTTAATGCAACTACTTATACTTCACAAGACCAAATGTTGTATTTCCCGTACATTCCGAATAATTCATTTACTGCTACAACATTTACTTTTCAAGTGAATAACACTACAATAGGTGGTTTAGCGAGATTATGTATTTACTCACATAACGGAATCAATGCACCATTAAACAGATTGTATCAAAGTACCGATATATCTTTAGCAACAAGTGGTTCAAAAACAATAAGTGTATCTTATAGCTTTGTAAAGGGTACGGTTTATTGGTTTGGACTTCAAACAAATATATTCAATAGCCAAATTACAGGAATGAATTCAAATGGAGGTGTATTACCTATTGGAAATATTGGTACTACACAGGTTGCAGGATGGGTGCAAGTATCATTGACTTATGCAAGTGGAGCTCCTGCAACTGCTGCTCCAAATAGTTTTTCAAGTACCATCCCATTAATTAGATTAAAATAATATTATGCCACAAGTAAGACAAGAGATTTACGATGACAATGGATTAGTAGAAGTAATCTATATTGAGGTTGATCAACCTACACAGGAAGAATTAATTGCGCAGAAAGAGGCAGAACTTCTCGCTATGTATAACGAATTAAAAGCATTAAAAGGGGAATGAGAACAACGATTATAATAATTTCGATACTATTAGCTAGTTGTAGCCCAACAAAACGTTTTACTCGTCTAGTTGAGAAGTATCCTTATTTGTTAACTCAGGATACATTGATTATCCATGATACTATCAACCTATACATCCCTGAGGTGCATACAGACACCGTAGTAACATTGAGAGAACTTGTTGATACAATTACTCTAACTAAAGACAGAGTTACTGTTAAAACATGGTATGTACCAAAAGAAAAGAAGGTATACATACAAGGCAAATGTGATCCTGTTTACATCACTAAAATAGTGGAGAGAAAGATCCCTATTAAGTATTATGAGAAGTACCCATTTTGGAAGAAGCTGTTAAACAACCTGTTGGCTTTTTTGATTATATTTGTAGTACTTTATATCTTATATCGGGCATATAAATTTTTTAGATGAAAACAAACACTATTATCATTTTGTCAAGCTTTATTACGCTATTTGCGCCAGTCGGACCATTAGTCACAGTTGCATTAATTTCTATCGGTTTTGATCTAGGTTTTGGGATCTGGAGATCTATTAAAAGCAGACGTAAGGCTGGATCAACTGCTAAGATTGGAGATATAATTACTAGTCAAAAGATGTTGGCAACAGGTATCAAATGCCTTATATATGCAGCCGCAATATTTTTCTTTTACTTAGTAGAGAAGTACATCGCAGGTGACATCATATCTCACTTCATATCAATCGAGTTATTGTTAACTAAAGCTGTTGCATTGTTCTTTGTTTTCATCGAAGTTAAGAGCATGAACGAGAGTTATAAAGATGTTACCGGAAAAGATATTTTAAAATCGTTTAGAGACTTTATCACAGGTCTTAAAAGCGAGAGCGATAAATGGAGATAATATGAAGTTACCATCTAATATCAAACAGGTTCCTATGAAGGAATCTCAGTACATTAAGACTGAGACAAAGAAGAGTATGATCGTATTACACCACACAGCAGGAAACAGCTCAGGGGTGGGTACAATTAAGATGTGGGACAATGACGATAGAGGTCGCATTGCAACATGTGTAGTTATCTCCGGAAAGGGACAATCAAAAGATACATACGACGGAGAGATCTGTCAAGCATTTAGTTCAAAGTATTGGGGATATCACTTAGGACTTAAGCAAGATATATTCAGAGCTAAGGGTGTTCCTTATAAGTCAATCGATCCAATGTGTGTAGCTGTTGAGATATGTAATTGGGGTCCATTAACTAAGAAGGGCGATAAGTTCTATAACTATGTGAGTAGAGAGGTTCCTATCGATCAGGTATGTGAACTAGAGAAGCCATACAAAGGACGTAAGTATTACCATGCATACACAGACGCACAAATCGAATCTCTGCGTCAATTGATGTTGTATTGGGCCAATATATATAATATTGATCTGACGTACCGTGAAGCAGATATGTGGGACATTTCAGTTAGAGGATTAAAGGGGGAGAATGGTGTATATAGCCATAACTCATTTAGAAAAGACAAGTCTGATATCTATCCTTGCCCTCGAATGATTGCTATGTTAAAGAGTCTCTAATTTTTTTATTAAATTTGTGATATGAAAAAGAAGGGAGAATCTACGTCATTGATCAAGGTGAAGGTAAGTCGCCCTGGAATTCATTCAAAATGCAAGACATCTAAATTGAAGTCTTCAAAGAATTATAAGAAACTTAACCGAGGACAAGGAAGATGAAAGTAAATAATTATAACGTAGTAGCACCAAATGTTAATTGTACCGTATTCGGTACAGATGAAAATGGTTCTCAAAAGAATTTTAACGTACAAGCTTTATTGGCATTGAATGCTACGCCTGAGGTTGTTACTACAAACTTATTAACGTCTCATACGATTACTAAGACCAATACATACTTTACAGGAACAGCAGGTGCGTCATTTGTGATTATTCTTCCTGAATCTAACTCAAACTTAAATGGTGCTAAGTATGTCGTAATGTCAACAGTTACTCGCTCTACGACGCAATGGGCATCAGCAGGTGCTTCAATTGTTGGCGCCCCAGGAGCATTAACAGCAAACACTCCAGTGTGTTTACAGTATAATCATTCTAATGCAACTTGGTACATATCAGCATAATTTAGTACCTTTACATCAAATCTAATAAAATGAAAACAAAGAAAATCAAACAAGAACAGCTTGATCGATTGATCGAGGCTAACAGAAAATTCAGAGACCTTAAGTTTAACATCGCAGATATCGAGATCAATTTCGAGCGTCTTAAAGTTCAGAAGAACCAAATAATGGCAAACATGGAAATCGCTGCTCATGACTTGGCTTCTGTTCAAGAAGAGATTTACAACGAGTATGGCGATGTAAAAGTAAACCTTCAAACAGGTGAATTTAATTAGAAAAATATCGGTTGGTCCTGACTACATGAAGTGCATGCACTACGTTGTAGGACAACGCGTTCTCCGAGATGAGTATGAGATCGAGTCTATTATCAAGAATGATGATGGATCTATTTCTATTTGGATCATGCAGGATGGCGCGATTGTTTGTTGGAAAAACTTCTCGGCAAATATGCCAATCTCAACAGAGTACAAAATAGATTTCTAATGAAAGCTCCCTACTGCTTCATCATAAAGCCGGTTGGCTTGAGGCGGTACGACAATATAAGACAATTCGGAAATTCCGAGTTTATTATTAGTACCTCTCAGGAAGACCACCGCGTATCTAATAGATTCGCAGAGGTTATCTCCGTGCCTATATATTACGATGGTCCAATCCAACCAGGAGATACTGTTTGTGTGCACCACAATGTTTTTAAGTTCTACTACGACATGAAGGGTAGGCAGCGTAGTAGTTGGCATCACTTAATTGATGACCTATTTATTGCTGAACCTGATCAGATTTATCTCTTTAAAAGAGGTGAAGATTGGCAGGCTCCATATCCATTTGTTTTTGTTAGACCAATTGAATCAGAAGACCGAATGTTTAATCAAACAGGCGGCCTAGAGCAGATGTGGGGTGAGTTGGTATATAAGAATGAGAAGATGGATGAGGTTGACCAAGGAGACATTGTTTCCTATACTCCTGACTGCGAGTATGAGTTTAAGATTGACGATGAGATTCTTTACCGAATGTATAACCGGAACATATGTCTAAAAAAATAGAGATTGTAGAAGCAGCTAAGCAAGCAATTGATGAGTTGATCAAAGTACTTAAGTCGCCTATTATTACTCACGCTGAGGATGATATATCGGCAGATAAGATGAAGAATGCTGCGTCAGCTAAACGTCTAGCATTTGAGGATGCTATGTATATGCTTACAAAGATTGAGGAGGAAGAAAGCAGAGAGGCTCAACCTGCCGAAGTAACTGCCGGTAAAGGTGGTTGGGCTGAAGGAAGGGCTAAGACAAGGAATGGAAAATAAGTTATACTCCATATTAGATAACTACCTACAACGTCAAGTTGTATCGACTAAGAACAAACATAAGTCTTGGAATTATGGGTATCACCCTGAGTACGACCTTATAGTTATATCAAAAGATGGAACAATTGGTCCAATATACGAGATCAATGGGTTAAAGATAGCTATACCATCTATACCAAAAGAAATAGAGAATACAAATAACAGATGGAAGGCACAAGAGTATCCTGCTGAACTACAGAAGATCAAGTCAATATTTGATTGGAATAGGAAAGACAATGCATTCAAATCTAAGTATGTAGATAGTATTGAGAGTGAGTTTGACAGACGTGAGCATGGGCATTGGTTTATGAACAACGGTCAACCTACCTATCTTACCGGAACACATTATATGTATTTGCAGTGGACTAAGATTGACGTCGGTCTACCTGACTTCCGTGAATCCAACCGGATATTCTACATATATTGGGAGGCGTGTAAGGCTGACAACAGATCGTTCGGTATGTGTTACCTAAAGAACCGTCGTTCAGGTTTCTCCTTCATGTCGTCTTCTGAGACATCGAATCAAGGTACAATTGTCCGTGACTCTCGTCTTGGAATCCTATCTAAAACAGGATCGGATGCTAAGAAGATGTTTACCGACAAGGTTGTACCTATTGTAAGAAATTACCCCTTCTTTTTCAAGCCGATCCAGGACGGTATGGATAACCCGAAGACGGAGTTAGCCTTCCGTGTTCCTGCGAGTAAGATTACTCGTAAGAACATGGATGAGGAGCGCGAGGATGACATAGAAGGGTTGGATACTACCATCGACTGGAAGAACACAGCTGACAACAGTTATGATGGTGAGAAGTTATTGTTACTTGTACATGATGAGAGCGGTAAGTGGGAGAAGCCTGAGAACATTCTAAACAACTGGCGAGTAACAAAGACTTGTCTTCGATTGGGATCTAAGATCATCGGTAAGTGTATGATGGGATCAACATCAAACGCACTATCAAAAGGTGGTGAGAACTTCAAGAAACTATTTAATGATAGCGATCCTAGACAACGATCTGCCAATGGTCAGACTAAGTCAGGATTATATGCCTTGTTCATTCCTATGGAGTGGAACTACGAGGGTTATATCGATGAGTATGGTTGGCCTGTATTTGAAGACCCAAAGAAGCCGGTAAAAGGAGTCGATGGTGAGATGATTTATAACGGTGTAATTACCTATTGGAACAATGAGGTAGCAGCGTTAAAGTCTGATGCTGATGCACTCAATGAGTTCTATCGTCAGTTCCCTCGCACAGAGTCTCACGCGTTTAGGGATGAGTCAAAGCAATCCTTATTTAACTTGACCAAGATATATCAACAGATTGACTATAACGACTCAATGATAAAGGACCGCGTCATTACTAGAGGTTATTTCCATTGGAAAGGTGGAGTGAAAGATAGTGAGGTTATTTGGACTCCTGATCCTAAGGGTAGGTTCTATGTGTCATGGATTCCTGAGCAGGGATTAAGAAACCGTATTGTATACAAGAACGGAAGAAGGTTCCCAGCAAACGAACATATCGGGGCGTTTGGATGTGACCCCTATGATATCTCTGGAGTAGTAGGTGGTGGTGGATCGAATGGTGCACTACATGGACTAACTAAATTCCATATGGAAAAGGCTCCTACAAATGAGTTCTTTTTAGAGTATGTGGCTAGGCCACAAACAGCAGAGATATTCTTTGAGGATGTATTAATGGCATGTGTATTCTACGGTATGTCGATACTTCCTGAGAACAATAAGGCCCGACTGTTATATCACTTTAAGAATAGAGGGTATAGGGGTTATGTAATGAACAGACCTGACAAGCAGACACACAAGCTATCTAAGACTGAATTAGAGCTTGGTGGAATACCTAACTCATCTGAGGATGTTAAGCAGGCTCATGCGGCAGCTATTGAGTCTTATATCGAGGAGTATGTTGGTTTAGATAGCGAAGGAACTTATAGAGATTCTGATTCGATGGGTTCTATGTATTTTACTAGAACATTAGAAGATTGGGCTCGATTTGATATTAATAATAGAACAAAACACGATGCCTCCATCAGTTCAGGTTTAGCTATTATGGCTACACGCAAGTATATGTTTACACCTGAGAAGAAGGAATCAAAAATAAGTATTAAATTTGTAAAATACGATAATCGTGGAAACAGAAGCGAAATAATAAAATAATGGAGAAACCACAAGTTTTAATTTCCCAAAGGCCGTTCCCGAATCAGATGGCTACCGACGAAGAGAAAGCTACTTTCGAGTACGGTCTTAAGGTAGCAAAGTCTATTGAGGGTGAGTGGTTCAAAAGAAAAGCAAATTCGTGTAGGTTCTATCATCAGTGGGGGGAATTCCACCGATTGAGGCTATACGCAAGAGGAGAGCAGCCAGTTCAGAAATATAAAGATGAATTGTCTATCAACGGAGATATGTCTATGTTAAACTTAGACTGGTCTCCTATTCCCATTATTCCCAAGTTTGTAGACCTTGTTGTAAACGGTATGTCTGAGCGTCCTTATGCTATCAAGGCAGAGGCACAAGACGTTATGTCGGCTGAGAAAAAGAATATCTTCCAGGATATGATCGAGGCTGATATGGTAGCAAAAGACTTCCTTCAGTTAACTAAAGATGAGTTTGGTGTTGATGCATTTAATGTTGATCCAAACGAACTTCCTGAGAACGATGAAGAGCTATCTTTATACATGCAATTGAAATACAAACCAAGTATTGAGATCGCAGAAGAGGTGGCTATTGACACATTGCTCAAGATGAATGACTATGAGCACATCAAAAAGCTATATGACTATGATGTTACCACTATTGGTATAGGAGCTGTAAGACATACATTCTTGGTAAACGATGGAGTTAAGGTTGACTATGTTGACCCAGCTAATATGATCTACAGTTATACTGAGAAAAATGATTTCTCTGACTGTTATTATTTTGGTGAAGTTAAGATGGTCCACTACACTGAGTTACTTAAAATTGATCCTACACTTACAGATGAGCAACTTCAAGAAATTAGAAATGCTAGTTCTGCATGGTATGATTACTTCCCTATTGTAAGAAATTATCAAGACGACTCATTCTTAAATGAGGTCGTTACATTACTATACTTTAACTACAAGACTGACAAACGTTTTGTGTGGAAAAAGAAATTACTTGAGAACGGAGGAGAGAGAGTTATTCGTAAGGATGAATCATTTAATCCAATTATAGAAGACGGAATGCTATACGAAAGAGTAGAAGCAGTTCGTGATGTTTGGTATGATGGTATACTTGTAGGTGGATCTAATATCCTTGTCAAGTGGGAGATGATGAAAAACATGGTTAGGCCTAAGTCAGCTACTCAAAAAGCGCTTCCTAACTATGTGGTACATGCCCCAAGAATGTATAAAGGGAACATCGAGTCTTTGGTTCGACGTATGATTCCTTTTGCTGATCAGATTCAGTTAACTCACCTTAAGCTACAACAAGTCATGGCACGAGTTGTTCCTGATGGTGTATTTATCGATGCCGATGGTATCAATGAGGTTGATTTAGGTACAGGTGCAGCATACAATCCAGAGGATGCATTAAAGCTATACTTCCAAACAGGTAGTGTTATCGGACGTAGTTATACTCAAGATGGTGAGTTTAACAATGCGCGTATTCCTATCCAAGAGTTAAATACTAACTCTGGTCAAGGTAAGATGGCTGCATTAATTGGTAACTACAATCACTACTTAAATATGATCCGCGATGTGACAGGTATCAATGAGGCTAGAGATGCATCTACTCCTCATCCTGATGCATTGGTTGGTGTTCAGAAATTAGCTGCATTAAATTCAAACACAGCAACTAGACATATCCTTGAGTCAGGATTATATACTACTAAACGATTAGCTGATTGTTTATCAGTTCGTATCGCTGACGTATTAGAGTATTCTGATTTCGCTGAGGAGTTTGCTATGCAGATAGGTAAGTATAATGTGGCTATATTAAACGATATTAAAGACTTATACTTACATGACTTTGGTATCTTTATTGATCTTGCTCCAGATGAGGAAGAGAAACAAAGACTAGAGGCAAATATTCAGATCGCTCTTCAACAACAAACAATTGACTTAGAGGATGCAATTGATATCCGAATGATCAACAATGTTAAGTTGGCTAATGAGATGCTTAAGGTTAAGCGTAAGCGTCGAATGGAGCAACAACAGAAACAAAAAGAGATGGAGTTCCAAATGCAAATGCAATCGAATATCCAATCTCAACAGGCTGCGTCTGAACAGAAAGCACAACTTATCCAATTGGAAGCTCAATCTAAAATCCAACTTAAACAAGCTGAAGCTCAATATAGAATTCAAGAGATGCAGGCAGAGGTTGAACTTAAGCGTCAATTAATGGATGTAGAGTTCCAATATAATATGCAATTAAAAGGCATGGAGGGACAAGTTATCAAAGATAGAGACATGGATAAAGAGAAGGCAAAAGATAAACGAATTGACTTGCAAGCTACACGTCAATCTGAGTTAATTAATCAAAGACAAAACAATTTACCTCCTAAGAATTTCGAGAGTACTGAGGATAGTCTTGATGGATTTGACTTAGAGTCTTTTGGACCAAAATAGACGTAAGTAAATAATACTTAACTTTGTAACAATTAAATCCAATTATAATGAGTGAATTTACGGTAAGAGCTGTAGACTTTGAAGAAAAGTCATTAGCTGAAAAAGAAACAGAATTATTAAAGGCGCATGAAGAGCAACCGGAGGAAACTCCAATAATTGATCTTTCAAATGTTGAAACGCCAACAAATGCACCTATAGAAACACCTCCGGCAAACGAGCCGGTTGAATTAGACGAATCTACTGTTGTATCTTACTTAGGTAAGAGATGGAATAGGGAAATTAATTCATTAGACGACTTAGCTGATCAACGAGCAGCTAACGACGATCTTCCTGAAGATGTTTCTGCATTCCTTAAATACAAAAAAGAAACTGGTCGTGGTATTGAAGACTTTATTAATTTAAATAGAGACTACAACACCATGGATCAGGATACTTTGCTTCTTGAATATAATCGAGAACAAAACAAAGGATTAGACTTAGATGATGTAAAGTTTGAGTTAGAGACTAGGTTTGGTTACGATGAAGATTTTGATGACGAAAAGGAAATCAAGAAAAAACAAGTGGCAAAGAAAAAAGAGCTTGCTAAAGCTAAGGAGTATTTTAATCAACTGAAGGATCAGTACAAGGTTCCGCTTGAGTCAAGGGAAGCCTTTGTTCCACAAGAAGAGAGAGATGCATACGAAGCTTACAAGAAACAAATAGAGTCTGGAGCTGAAGCCCAGGAAGACCAAGCAAAGAAGTCGAAATATTTTGCTGACAAAACAAATGAGTTATTCTCTGATAAATTCGAAGGTTTCGGATTCAATATTGACGAGGGTAAGAAAGTTGTTTACACGCCAGCAGATGCAAAGACTTTGAGTCAAGAACAATCTAACTTATCGAACTTTGTAAATAAGTTCTTAAATGAAGAAGGTTACTTGAAAGATGCGGAAAGCTTCCATCGTGCGATTGCTGTGGCCTCAAACCCTGAGAAATTTGCTAAATTCTTTTACGAGAAAGGCAAAGCAGAAGCGGTTGATGGAATTGCTAAAGAATCAAAGAATATTGATATGGTTCGACAAGCACCCCAAATAACTAACAAAGCTGAGGGTCTACAGGTTAGAGCATCTGAACCAAGTGGGTTTGGTAACAGATTAGTTATTAAAAGTAAAAACAAAAATTAGAAAAAATGGCTGGTACATTAAGCGCTGCTGGAGTAAATTTAACTCCATCTTCACAAAAAGTTGCTATTCCTGATAACTACATCACGAATTTCGACTTCTTAAATCAATTTCTTCCTGACACTTACGAGCAGGAATTCGAACGTTATGGTAACCGTTCTATCGCATCTTTCTTGCGTATGGTTGGTGCTGAGCTTCCTACAAACTCTGACTTAATCAAATGGGCAGAGCAAGGTCGTCTTCACACTAAGTATACTGCTGTTACTCCTGTAAGTCCAACTGCAGGTGATGGTACTGTTACATTTGATATCGGTACTGCTACTTGTGTATTCCGAGTAGGTCAAACTGTATTTTTATCAAACAATGGTGGTGCTACATCTTACAAAGGTGTTGTTACGGCATGTCCTGCTGGTGGTGATGCAACTCGTTTCACTGTTGCTTTGTACAATGCTTCTGGTATTGCTGCTGGTGATACAAGTGCTACATTCACTGCATTCGTTTATGGATCTGAGTTCCAAAAAGGTACAACTGGAATGGTTGGATCTTTGGAAGCACAAGATTCATTCTTCGATGTTAAACCAATCATCATCAAAGATAAATACACTGTATCAGGATCTGATATGGCGCAAATCGGATGGGTTGAGGTAACAACTGAGAACGGAGCTACAGGATACCTTTGGTATATGAAATCTGAGCATGAAACTCGTTTACGTTATGAGGATTATTTAGAGATGTCAATGGTTGAGGGAACTCCTGCTCAAACTTCTTCTGCTGCATTAGCTTACTTATCTCCTTCAACATCTCAAAACTACGCAGGTGCTGTTGGTACAACTGCTGCAGGTACTAAAGGTTTATTCTACGAGATTGAAGACCGTGGAAATGTTTGGTCTGGTGGTATTCCATCTGCATTGTCTGACTTTGATACAATCGTACAACGTTTAGACAAACAAGGAGCTATCGCTGAGAACACATTGTTCTTGAACCGTCAGTTCTCTTTCGATATCGACGATATGTTGGCTGCACAAAACTCTTACGGAGCAGGTGGTTCGTCTTACGGATTGTTTGATAACGATGAGCAAATGGCATTGAACTTAGGTTTCACTAGCTTCCGTCGTGGATATGACTTCTACAAAACAGATTGGAAATATTTGAACGACGCTACACTTCGTGGTGGTTTAGTAGGTGGAGCTGTAAATGGTGTTTTAGTTCCTGCTGGAACAATGAACGTTTATGACCAAGTTCTTGGTAAAAACGCGAAACGTCCATTCTTACACGTTCGTTACCGTGCTTCTGAAGCTGAGAACCGTCGTTACAAAACATGGATGACTGGATCTGCTGGTGGTGCACAAACAAGTGACCTAGATGCAATGGAGGTTAACTTCTTGTCAGAGCGTGCGCTTTGTACATTAGGAGCTAACAACTTCTTCATCTTTAAATAAGAACAAATCAGAGAGGGGCAGCAGTGTCCCTCTCTATTTTTTATTGTAAATTAAATTATATCAAATGAAAAGAGTAAAACTAGAATCAAAAGATCGCACCTATCTTTTAAAAGGTGAATCATCCCCATTAACTTATTTTATCTTATCTCGCGACACAAAGCGAAAAAGATTACTTTACTTCGATGAAGAAGAGGGAGTAAATCTTACATTAAGATATGCAAGAAATCAAAAGAGTCCATTCGAGCACGAGCAAGATGCAAACGCAATCTTAGAGCCAATTGTTTTTGAAGATGGTGTATTGGTTGTTCCAAAAACAAACCCGGTGCTTCAAGAGTTCTTATATTACCATCCTGGTAATGGAACTGAATTCTATGAATTTGATTCTGAAAAAGATGCTCAAGAGTATGTAGAAGAATTGGTATCAGAAATTGATGCGTTAATTGCAGTTCGTGATTTATCTCAAAATGACTTTGTCAAACTAGAAGCTATTGCTAGATTAGTATTAAATGGAAATGTAGATAAAATGAGTTCAGCTGAAATTAAACGAGACATGATGTTATTCGCTAAACGCTATCCTCAAGACTTTATGGAAGTATTAGATGATCCATCATTATCAATCAACAATATTGCATTCAAGGCAATCTCTGAAGGATATCTTACATTTAGAAATGGTAAGGATATCTACTATAATTTGAAAGACAATAAGAAACGTTTATTGACTGTTCCATTTGGAGAGGATCACATTTATGTGTTGGCTTCATTCTTACAGTCTAACGAAGGTTTAGAGTTGTATAAATTCTTGGAAGAAAAGATTTCTAATAATTAGTATATTTGCATAGTTATTAACTATTAAAACGTTTCGAAATGAACAGAAAATTTTTACAATTCACGATTGGAGCTGCTAATGCCCTAGTGAAAAAATTAATCCCAGCTAATACTGAGTGGTTTATTGAGTTTACAAGCACAACAGTTTTAACGCTTACTGCTGTAGGTGGAACTGCTACTGCTGATGTTATCACAATTACTTTTACTACTGCTGATGCTTCTTATGGATCACATGTGGCGGTTGTAAATGCATTCGCTTTAGCTAATGAGCCTGGATCTAATCCAAATGCTATTATTACTCCTGCACTTCCATTGGTTGGAGCTACACAGCAATTGATTACATCTATCGCTATCGCTTAATATTAGCAACCTACTACTGAGAAGGCACTTTTTAATCGAAGTGCCTTTTTTTATTTATCTTTGTAAAAAGCAGACACATGATTAATGATGTTCGAAATATCGTTTTATCCATACTAAACAAAGAGAATAGAGGCTATATAACTCCTATGGAGTTTAACCTATATGCCAAGCAAGCTCAGTTAGATATATTTGAGAATTATACTTTCTTGTATAGCAACGCGATCAATAAGCAGAACGCTCGAATGCATGGAGAGGGATATACCGACATCCCAAAAAACATTGGTGAAGTAATTGACTCTTTTTCTGAAAGAGCTTCATTGAGTTATAATTCTCCTTACTTTACACCTCCTTCAGATTACTATTTTCTAGAAAAGTTGCTTTATAATAATAGCAAGGAGATAGAGAAAGTTAGTCATAGAAAGATAAACTATTTATTAAACTCTAATCTAACGGCACCTACTGTATCTTATCCTGTTTATACATTGGCTAATGATGGTATTATAGTGTATCCAACTACAATTACTACTAATGTAACAACTCAATATATAAGATATCCAAAAGATCCTAACTGGACTTATAATACTATAGGTAATGGTGAGCCTGTATTTAGTGCATCTGCATCAGGGTATCAAGACTTTGAATTACCAAACAGCGACTTTGCTAATTTGGTCGTAAAGATTTTATATTATTCAGGTGTTCAAATTAGAGAAGCAGATGTAGCACAAGCTGCAAAAAGTGAAGAGGTACAAGACGCACAACAAAAACAATAATAGATGGCTTACATTAGTAATTATCAGTACTACACAAATAATGGAAATATTCCTGAAGATGCTAACTGGGGATCGTATCAGTATGTAAGCTTGGCTGACATTGTAAATAACTTTATTCTTATGTATGTAGGGAATGATAAGTTAGTTAATAATGTTGACCGCTGGACAATATTGTTTCATGCTAAGAGAGCAGTTCAAGAGTTAAACTATGACGCATTAAGAAATATTAAGGTACTTGAGTTTGAGATGGGTGACAACTTGAAGTTAGTTATGCCCCCTGATTATATTAACTATGTAAGAATCTCAATGCTTCGTGGAGGTGTTCTATTACAATTAACTGAGAATAGATCAGTTATGTCAGCTACTGCATACCTACAAGATAACCAAGGAGATATTATCTTTGACTCAAATGGCAACGTGGTAGTAGGTCAATCAAAGCTTGACATATTAAACCAAGAACAACAACTCTACACTGGTACAGGACCATACAATGGATCATACGGATGGAACTATGACGGTAATTGGTATTTTGGCTACAACGTCGGTGCACGTTATGGGATGGACCCATCCTACGCGAACTCAAACCCTAAGTTCACAATCAACAAAGCAGCCGGTGTAATTGACTTTTCATCAGGCGTTAAAAACTCATTCATCGTTTTAGAATATATCTCAGACGGAATGGAGAACGGAGATGACAGCTTAATTACTATAAACAAGTTAGCTGAGGAGTATATATACAACTACCTTAAGTGGGCATTGTTAAGCAATAAATATGGTGTACAAGAGTACATTGTAAATAGAGTTAAGAAAGAGAAGACAGCTTCACTTAGAAATACAAAGATTAGATTAAGTAACCTACATCCTGCTAGACTTCTTATGAGTCTTAGAGGCAAGGATAAATGGATTAAATAACTATGGCTGAAATAGAAAAAAAGTTTTTATCCGGTAGGATGAATAAAGACGTGGACAAACGTCTTGTTGCTGATGGGGAATATTTGGATGCTGTAAACGTTACTGTTAATACATCCGAGGGTTCAACTATCGGAGCTGCTCAGAATCCTTATGGTAATGAAAGAATTGCTTATATAAACGATATACTTGCAGCTCGTGGTTTAAGTTCAATATCAAACCCAATTGTTATTGGAGCTCTACCATATGAAGCTATGAACTTAATCTATTGGTTTGTTACATCGGATAATTTTGATGGTATATTTGAGTACAACGAGCTAACAGGAGATACTGTATTAGTATTAGGTAGTACTACCGGACAACTTAACTTCAATGGTAGATATATTATCACCGGAGTTAACTACGTCTATAATGAGAACGGCAGTCTATTGTTTTGGACGGATGGTTATAATCCACCAAGACGTATAAATATCAGCAGATGTAAGACATATAACATTAGTGATCCAAAGATTAGTGATGATATTAATGTTGTACTTAGACCGCCATTAAGCGCTCCTTATATTAGATTATCAAATACTAACACTGTAGACCTTAGGCCAAATAATATTGAGCAGAAGTTCTTGTACTTCAGTTATCGATTTAAGTATGTTGATAACGAGTATAGTGCTATGTCTCCATACTCAGCCGTATGTTTTCACCCTAAGCAATTTTCTATTGACATAGAGACTGGTGAAAATAAGGGAATGGTAAACATATATAATCAGATAAACTTAGAGTTTGAGACTGGTAATCAGTTTGTTAAAGAGATACAATTGCTTGTAAGAGACACAAGTGGATTAAACGTTCGGATTGTAGACTCATTTAATAAAGATGAACTGAATATATCAAATAACGCCTCTTATGGTTTTACATTCATGAATAATAAGACGTATGCAGCTCTACCGGCTGATCAGACGACTCGTTTATTTGACAACGTTCCATTATTGGCTTCAGCGCAAGAGATTGTTGGTAACCGATTGATCTATGGAAATTATACTCAGTTTAGAGATATTACCTCATGTGATAATGAGTTTATTAATATCAACTATAAACTAGGTTATAGCTCTAAAACTATAACATCAGGCACACCTGCTCAAACATTTAGAAGTGATCGTGACTACGAAGTTGGTATTGCATACGCTGATGACTACGGACGTATGACGACTGTACTAACAGCAAATAATACTAATACTAGTAACAATACTACCAATAGTGTATATATTCCACCTATTGCATCTGACACAGCAAATAGTCTTACTATGACTATAAATAGTCCAGCTCCATGCTGGGCAACTAATTATAGAATATTTGTTAAACAAATAAAAGGTGATTATTATAATATATTCCCAAGAACATTCATAAAGGATGGTAACTATAGATATTTCTTAATTAATGAGGCTGATCGTGATAAGATTGTAGTTAATGACTATATCATATTCAAGACGTTTGATAATGGTCCTACTCATTCAAATAAGCAGTTTAAAGTACTTGAGCTTGAATATAAAACGGCAAATTTTATTCTTGGATCTAATGCACTTGAAGGTTTATATTTTAAGATTAAAGCCACAGCTGCTGATACTTTTTTAAACGCACAAGTTCAATCTAGTTATGGTTTTTTAGGAAGCGGTAGAGGTCCTAATGGGAATTCAGGTAATAATAGTACACCAGCGGTTATACAAAATAATTCATCTTTTGTGTGTCCTGTTGTGTATTATTCATCTACTGGTGATAATACAATTCAAAACACAGGTCCAACTGTAAATGTTAATGCCCTTACAAATGCAGGAGCAGGTGACTCTAGATTTACTATAGAGATATTAACACCTACTACATTTAGATGGACTATAGGTGTTAATCCTTCTAATCCAACTTGGGTAGCTACATTACCTATAACAACATCAAATACATTATTAAGTGCCGCTGGTACATCTATTAGTGTAGCATTTACGGCTACATCTGGTTATAGTATTGGAGATAAATTTGTATTTAATGTTAGGGGTAATGGAAACCTTAAAGGCACTCCTAGTCAACCTGCTGGTAATTATGGATTACCTTCTAATCTTGGATCTGCTAATAATTTTATATATAATCCTCCTTATAATCCTAGTACTTATGGAGGTCACTCAGCACTTAAAGGACCTGGACCTATATTCCCTGGAGCTGTTATATCTATAAATATTTTAAATGATGGACCAGGTGTAAATGCACCCGGACAAAATGCTAGTAGCATGTCATGGACATCAACAAATTACTACATAAATATAGAAGAGTGGTTTTGGATGTCGGGTGCTTATCAAACATTTACACAATACAATCAAAATGGAACGAATGTAGGTGCGAATGCTGTTACATTTAGACATGGATCTGATTTAACCTCTTTTTACAACATGGTTTCAAATGTAATAAAA